ACGCTTTTCAAAATCAGCTAGCCTTGCAATTGGTACGAACAGTTTTTTTAATATTTCACGTTCTTTAACAAGCACCTTTACATAAGGTACTTCTAAAGATTCGACGACAGTGTATTTTGTCAGCCCTGGTAAAGACGGGCCAACATAAATTTTTTGCTTCACGCCTTTTTTTACTGTAGTTGCAACTTCTTGTAGCACCTTACCAACTGCATCTGTTGTTGCTTTTGCATCTGTTTTAATACGTTCATTTGCCATATTCTATCCTCCTTAAAAATTAGGAATATGTTGCATTGACGGGCTTTCGAATGTTAGACGTAGTACGCCATAATAAAAAGGATGAGTTTCCTCATCCTTATCATCGAGTGCCCATTCAAGCGGATATTTAAATTTGTGAAACTTTGCAATGACGGGGTTAGCATTCAAATCATTCCAAATTTTTTGAATGCATGCCGTCACATCATCACAGCCTTGTCCTTCTTGTCCTTCGTTTTTAATTCCGATAATCAAATTAAAATGCGATTCTTGATTCGAGATATTAGCTTCCTTTAAGCCTGTATCAATTTTGACAACACAAAAAGGATAAACATCATTATGCGTATCCTTGTTTGCCCTGCTAAATTTTTTATTCAAGCGTTCCGGCACTTTATGGCGGAATATTTTAAATGGTGTAGGATCATTTGACGGCAAATTTAATGGGAAATCTTTTAATGATAGCTCGAGTCTTTCTACTAAACCGTCCATAATATTTAAAATCGTCAAAATATCACCTCTATAATTTGCTTAACAAGTGATTGATATAATAATTTAAATTTCTTTCATAATTTATCACAGCATCATGCTCTACTATAGGTGCAATTCCTTCATTTCTAATCATTTGTGGCACAGAAGGCCCCATTAACCTTGAGATTGGCAATCTAGCTTTCCCATCACGTTTGGTAATCTTTATGCCGGTAAGATTGGCTACAAATGCACCTAAAATTTGCTTCATACTACCCTTTTTCACAGAAATTTTAAGTTGGGACTTTCTTTTTGGGTTAACCGTTTTAGGAGAAACTTTAAAATTTTCAAGCCCTATTACTTTACCTTTTGATTCAACTTTTGCAGATAAATTTGAACGGTTTGCACGAAAGCTTGTTAAGGTTTTCCGAATATCCCCTGCCTTGATGTTGTAGTTTTTCCTAACTTCTTTCGTAACACCGGCACCAAGGCTTGCTACTGTACGATTTAGTGAGTTAGCTATTACATTTGGCGCCTTATCAGCAAGTATACCTAATTGCTCACGGGCTCTTTGCAGCTCAGCTTCATCAACTGTAATTTGAATACTCATACATCATGCCTCGATAAACCAATAGTAAGTACACCGTCATTTTCAACAACTGATAAAATTCTATATTCTTCCCCATCGAACTCCATCCACGTCTCTGGCTGCGGCATATGCTCAAAAGAGGTTGTAACAGTATGAAAAACTAAATCATACGAAGCCAATTGTCTGCTTCCATCTGATGAATTAATCGCATTACTACCTCGGACAATTTCAATCATCTTACCATCAATTTCAACTTCCTCGGAAAATTCGTTTGCATTAAAAAAGACGTTCAAATCCTCCTTTACGAAGTCTTTAAACGTCTTACGCATTTCCCTCACCATCCGGTTGGTCAGCTGGATCGTCATCATCTTCGACTAACTCTTCTGCTTTACCTTGATTGATGATAGCAGCGATTACGTCATCTTTGCGAGTTAAGCCGGTTAAATCGACGCCGACCTCTTTAGCTTCGCGCTTTAAATCCTCAGCATTGAAAAGACTGTTTAACGCCTCGGCTAATTCAGCAAACTTCTCCGGTGAAACAGTAGGAGGAGCTTGGACTTTTTGCTTTTTCAATTCTTCCTCTGGAGAAATCACATATTCAGCTGCCTTCAAATCCACTAAACGTTGCATTGCAGCAGCTGTTAACCCTTCAATAAGTGCACCTTTAGCGTAATGATTATCGTCATGACGAATAGAATGTAACGCTCGAATCATCTGATTAACCCCCTTATAGCACTTTAGCTAAGTACCATGAATTAATTTCTACTGGTACTGGCAAAGGCTTAGAGCTTAATTGAACAATTTGACGATCAGGATTCTTTTTCGTGTAGCTATCTGGCACACGATCCGTTACATAAGTTGACCATTCTCCGTCTTTAATTAATGTAATTGCAGCATATGCCATCGCATTATCTACTTCCGTTGATAATAAGGCTAAATGACCGTTCGGCACTAATGGCTTAACCTTATTCGCATCCTCATCATGATAGTAAGCATTGTAAGAATACAGATGCCCAACCTCCGCTAAGTAGCCTAAATAAGTAGCCCCGTTTGGCAGCTCCTTTACATCAATTTGTCCAACATTGGCATGACGAATATTTAAAAGCTTTAGAATTTCCTCATCTTTTAATAGCTCGTCTGCAACATCAGACGCCATTACTACAACATCTGTATTGACAAACCCTGTTTGCTGGACAGTTCGACGCCAACGCTTCATATCTTTAAGTTTTGTAGAAGTGCTAGTATTCCATAAAGCATTGCCTGAAAGAGCTTCTTTATTTTTGAAGCCGAAATCGATTACATAATCGACACCTTCACCTTTCACTTCAATTTGACCAGTAAAAATTACTTGTGCAGCCATCAGTTCTTCTCGACGTGTAATCATCCCGTCTAAATCTGTCATATCAGATGCCAGTTTTGCGGCAGCACGCTCATCTGCTGTTTTGTTGGAATAAATATTTTCACCCATGCCGCGCTTTTGAATATCACCAGCTGTTGTAATTTTTAATGGCGAAACTAACGGTGGAGAGAATGTTTTAGTAGCATATCCGCTATTTTCAACAACTTTCCCGCCGATTTTTTCACTAACAAATGGTGCCACTTTTAAGCCACCCATTTTAATATCCATATCAATTTTATCTGTTTCCGAATATTCACGACGCTTAAAGAACGTATCGCGTAAAAATGTCGGGATTTTTGGCATACGTTCTACAATTTTCATCATTGTACGTGGTTCAAATAAGCTAATAACCATTTATTATTCCTCCCCCTGTGGTACCGCTGAGATAGTTTCACGAAGCGTAATCCCAATATTACTTAAAGCCTTTTTGAAATTAACTATATTTGCATCAGCTGGCAAAATGATTTTTCGTGCATTAAACTCGCCACGCTTATAAATAACAGCCGCCTTTGTTTCATTTTCTGCTGTTGCCACTGCATCAGCCATAATTCCATAAACGTCCGTTGCAGTGCTTTGTGCTGTCATAGCAACAGCCTCACCATTTGCATTCAACGCAATTACTTGGCCAACTGATAACTCTTGGCTAGCTGCTACTTTCACCGGCTCTGTAACAACATTGTCCTGAAAACCTGCTAATAAATTCTCAGGCTCTAATACATGTGTTTCAATCATTTACGTTCCCCTCCTCAATTAAAAGATTTTGTCCAATACTGCATCTAACTCTGCATCGTTGTTAGGTGTGATTGGAGCTTCCGTCGTTTCAATCTGATTTAACGGTGCAGCATCAGCAATACGGTTTTGTAAATTTACTGTATTTTGCTCTTTTTGCGCCTTTAAAACTTCAACGGCAAATTGCTCTGCTGTCAAACCTGTTTCGAATTTTGCTTTGTTAGCTAGCTCTTCCATGCCAGGTGGTGTAATATTGTCAATTTCTCGTACACGCTTACGCTCAGCTGCAACTGCATCAGTTGTAGCTTCATTTTTGATTTGCTCAACTAAATCTGGATGATCGTTTTTAAGATCTTCTAATTTCATAACTTTTGCTTCCTCCTTATTCGCTTTCGGCTTTGGTAAACTACCGCCTGTCGAAGCGTTATTTTTTACTAATAAATTTGGGTCCGTAGCCAACAGATTTCGCATTTTATCAATTACTTCCGGTGGCAACATCCCATTTGAATTTACATCTGTATGAGATGCAGTGATTTGAATATCATCAGTAAACATAATTTCATCAACAAAGCCATGCTCAACTGCTTGCTGGGCATTCATCCATGTTTCCGCATCCATCATTTGCTTCAATTCTTCTTCGGTTTTGCCTGTTTTTGCAATGTACGTCTGCATAATAGCCGCATTCGTTTGGATAAGTAACTGCTTCATCGCTTCCATTTCACGATAATCACCTTGTACAACAACAGAAGCATTGTGAATCATTACCGCACCAACTGGAGCAATTACTGTTCTTTTTGTTGCAGTCATAACAATTGAAGCCGCGCTCGCACAAACACCTGTAATTTCAGCAACTGAGTCGCCTTTAAACTTCTTAATATGCGAATAAATTTCTGATGCCGCATAAACAGAACCACCAGGACTATTAATATTCACAACAAGCTCTTTATCATGATTATTAATTGCCCGTTCGATTTGATGCATAATTCGCTTCGGACTCACCGCCGGAA